GCGGGGGGGGGGCACCCCTCGTGTCTCTCTTTTGTTGGAGGGATTGGTCATGTACCAATCGTTTGTTTCCCTGGTGGCAGGTGCAGCTGTACGGCTCGCCTCACTACTGGGGTGTCTACGTGCAGGCAGTGAGGCTGACCTCGTTACTCCCCTTGTGGGAAAGTCCACCACCGACAAGAGGGGAAAGAGGTATGAACTTGCGGAGTCGGTTCGCCGACACTGTGAGTTCTCTCAACTGCCGTCCTGGTTGCGGCACCATGAACAAGAGCAGCGGCGCTCGCATGGTGCATGGTCGAATCATCAACCCTACGCCTTAGGGCTAAAGGAGGGTGTGGAGCGATTCTTAGTGCGAGTCAATTACTCAATTGATCGCCACGCAGCCAGGGTTGCGGACGCTTTTGTTGCGTCTAGGGTTAAGAAGGGCACATTGTGGGCCTTCAGCTTAGACGCTGCGGCATCCAGTTTCGAAGGTGCGACCTCTTACGGATGGCCGTTTGTTTCATCTAGTTCGGAGTATTATCAGCCGTGTTTAGAGTTATCTTCCGAACTGTTGAAAGGCTCGATTAAAGATTATCTAGCCTACCCTGCTATCTTGGGAACGCGGGGTCAAGCGGCGGGCCTGAACCTGAGATGTAAATCTCGGGTCGTATGGCAGTGTTCTCGCGTGGTGGCGAACATTGAGAAGATGGTGTTTATACCAGTCTTCAAGGCCCTTCAGCATACCCCAGGATTCGCTTCCTGGACCTCCGCAATGGAGGTGAACCATGCAATTACCAGCATGTTTGACGGGAATTCCTGTCGTCGTTCGGTAGCGTGGAGTCCGGTTATGTCAGTCGACTTTTCCAAGTTCGACGTCACTTTACCACATGAAGTGATTGACCGGGTTTACTCCATCATTCGATCGTGGTTCAGGGTCGAGGATCAAGGCCTCGTGTCTAACCTGAGCTATTACGTGAGGCACCTGTCACTGATTACCCCTGAGGGAGTCGCGTCTAATAAGGCGCGAGGCATTCCTAGTGGGTCGGTGATGACTAACCTCGTAGACAGCCTGTGTAACCTCTGGGTAATGTCCTACGCTGCGGCTAGATTAGCTGCGCGGGTTGAGGCAGCCGAGGTGCAAGGCGACGATGGGGTCTATGTCTTTTCAGAGACTATTGACCCAGTCGCTATGGCACAAGTTATTCGCGAGGAGCTCGGAATGGTCATCAACCCTGAGAAGGGGATGACCGCGGATAATGAGGTGCACTTCCTCCAGAATGTGCATCGCGCGAGTTACAGGAACCGGTATGGACTATGCGTTGGAGTAAGGCCTCTGATGCGCATACTAAATGGTATGATGTCCTATGAGAGGTTCCGTCCGGGTTGGAACTCCTACCTGGACTCCGTCCGCTGGGCCATGCAGCTGAGTGCAGCTTGGGAACACCCAAGCTTTCACTTGATGGCTGAATGGCTGCTAGACAAAGACGCCATCCTCCAGATTTGTGACGCCGATGAGGTCGTTATGAAGGCGGGTGGTCCTGAAACCATCAAGCGATTCCTAGGCAAGCGGTATGATGGTGCTGTTACCTTCTGCGACGATGTTGCAGAGTTGCCGGGGTTTAACGAAGTGGCTAACGTGAAGGCTCTTCGGGCCGAGTCGGTCGGTCGTTAATAAGTTATTCACTTTTAGGAGGTTCCACTATGGATCCTGAGGGAGTTTTCGACTCGCGCGATCTTATCCCGTATTCGGGAGAGGATTATTTGGGCGCGTTCTGGGAGGCGTTCACTGGTAGAATGGCTCGTGTTCCTGAAGTTCCGCTCCCAGGTGGTTTCACGGTACCCTTGTCCCCGTTTGACAGGCCTATTCAGCTGCGTGCTGGGAACGTCACTATTTGGGGCCAGCCGACTCTGACTGAGCAGGTGTCTGCAGCGATTTACGGCCAGAATACTGGCCATGGGGCTTTGGGTCTTCCGGGTTTACCAAGTCCTTTAGATAGTATGATCCGTACGCATACCTCCGCCGAGTTGTCGTTGATCTACAGGAATCTTGATGACCCAATTAGCCGGTGGGCGTTGGGTGTCATCCATCCTGGTTTGCCTGAGCGTATTGACTCAGAGGATCGATTGCATCTTGGTCAGTGGCATGCTGCCCCAGGCGGCTGGATCGACGATAACGGTTACCAGCGTTGGGGCCCACCACCACCTGTAGACGATGTGGAGATTGGTATTCGGGATTATCCGGGTTCATTCCGGGATATTCATTCGCGTCCTCCCTATCTCTTTGATGAGGAGGGTTTCCCACTCAGAGAGGGCGCTGCCAATCCTTCTGGAACTCCACATAGAATGGAGCAGAAACCAGATGAGGATCGTTATATTATGCCATTCTTGTACCCTGAGCCTTCTGGCCTTGTTGGTCAAGGTTTTGAGCAGGGTCGTCAAACACATAGGAGACTTCGTTATGGCGAGGAGACGGGTTGGACGCCGTGGTCGGGTGAGCTTGACCAACGGTATGGGTAGGGGAGATTGGATTGTTGCGGAGGATGTCTGCTCAACTGCAGGGGTGAGGACTGCTGGAAGCAACAACAGTTGGGGCGATTCCGTCCAGACTTGCGTTGTCGGCAACAGCTTCACCTATCAGGCGGTTGATCTTCCACAGGCAGGGACTTCCGGTGTCCCGAACACCGGGCGATTGCTTGTGTCAGCCATTCACGGCAGCATATTCGTGATCCCTGATACTGCCGCGGATGTCGGCATTATCGCTGGTGCAGTAGGCATCTATCTTGCAAAGGAGAATGGTGTTGGCACCACTTGGACGGTTCGGAATCCGGCGAATAACCCGGATGCGGCGCGGGATGATTATCTCTTCCTGCGTCCGTTTGCTATCAATTTCCAATCAGCCATCGCTTCTACACCTCCGCCTGGCTGGTTTGAAATCCCAATCACAATGCCCCTCAACCTTCTTCTTGGGGCTGGTGACGCACTCCACGTCACTGTGGGTTGCAGTACGAACTCGGCCGAGCCATTGTACTTTGTCCCCTATTTCCGGACCATGATTCGGCGAGCCATGTAGTTTAGAGTGTTCTTGTTCCTGTACTCACTAACCTTTGGTTGAG